ACTATTATCAAATACAATATCACTTGGGTTTGAAGGTAAAGGAGCATTATATAATTCAGTTGCATTTGGACAAGTAGTAAATTGGGCTGGTATTAAGTTAGTTTATATGGCTTCAGGTTCATATGGTCATATTTATAAACAGAAACTAATTGGTACTTCAGTTATTGTTGGTGCAATGTATGATTTTAAAATAGCAAAAGTAATAGGTGTTAAATTAACTAATTTATTAGTATATTCACCTTACATGCAATATTATAATGATTTACTTTTAAAATCACCATTAGTATTATTACCTTCAATAGGTACAAACGTTAGTTTAACTAAAAACTTTAAAATTAATTTAAATTTAGGGGGCGCTTATCAAGTAGGTAGTGGTGCTTTAAATTATTCATTTATAGTAGGTTCTAGAATAGCATTATAATGAGACACATATTAACTATATTATTCGTTTTATTATCATTTGTAGGTTTAGCTCAAACATTTACCTATAGTGGTTATGTTTACACAGCAAGTGGATCACCAGCAGTTAATGTTCCAATCAAAATATATAAACGTACAACTCCAACTTTAACAGGATTTACATCTCAGAATAACTATAATGGTCATTCATATTACAGATCTACAGGTTCGGCATTTTGGTTAACAGCAAAAGCAAACTGTGAAGCTATGGGTGGACATTTAGTTACTGTAACAACAGCAGCTGAAAATACTTTTATTTTTAATTTATGGCCTTCAGGTTGGATTGGATTAACAGATGAAGTAACTGAAGGTGTTTGGAGGTGGGTAACTGGAGAGGCTTATTCTTATACATCTTGGAATCCTGGAGAACCAAACAATGCCGGTAATGAAGATTATGTTCAATTTGTTGGTGGTGGTAAATGGAATGACTTACCAAATGGTGTTTCTTTACCTTATGTACTTGAATTTGAATATATTGTAAATTACACTAGCTGGACTTTAGAATCAACAGTTTATACTAACTCATTAGGATATTACGTTTACTCAGGAGCAACAAACCCATCAGTAGAATGGTATGCTGAAATATCAGCTCCTAATCCAGTTACAATACCAACTAACACTGATATAACTGCTATATCTAATGTAGTAAATAAACGAACAACATTTAATGGTATTCATTATTATATGTATGATGTAAATAATGATGGAGCTATAACAATATCAGATGCTTATTATGTTAATGCTAAAAGATGGAATATATTTGCTAGTTGGATTGATATATCTAATTCATTATTATTTACAACAGCACAATATAATGCTATTAAAGCAACAACAGCTAATATAAAAGCAACTTATCCTGGTATAAGTAGTATTACAACACCTACAATGACTGCTAGTACAACAACAAACTATTATATAATATCACCTGGTTATTCAGGGACAGTAAGTTATTAATTATGAAAAAGATTTTATTACTTATATTATTACCTATATTATCGTTTGGGCAAATTAATCCTCCACCACCTCCCCCTCCAACTACAACAACTACTACAAATCAAGAATTTGGTACAACACAAAATGGGATTATGGGAGCACAATCTAGATCATTTGGTGGTGGAAGTATAATTAAACCAAATCAAATACTAAATTCAGCTGACTTAACATTTATAGGAAGTAATACTTACGAAACTGATCAACCTGCATTCAGACCAGGTACTAGTTTAAGTTGGGGTAAATTTAATTATGGTAAAGGATTTGGTATAAATGCTTTAACAACATTTGATTTCACTCAACAAACATATTCACTCTATTATAGAAATAAAAACTGGTATTATCATTTAAACTTTGGTAAAATGGGTTCAACATATAATAGAGGTACTAGTGTAACTAGAGTTTGGTTTTCTAAAAAAGTAAAAGATCTAAGTTCAGGTATTCAATTTGGAGTGGCTATAGTTGAAAATAGAGATAAAGACAATATAAATCCTTATTATGTTTTAGTACCTTATACAGCATTTCTAATTCAGAAAGAATTTAAAATAACAAGCAAAATACAATACAAACCAGAAGCGTTTATAACATTCTGTTCTCCTTATTATGATATAGGAAAAGATTTTACAAGTACTTCAACCACATTCAACGCAGTTGTAGGTAATGCTTTTAGTTTACAATTGTCAAAGAGTTTTAAATTAAATTTAACTTACAGAGGAAATATGAATACAACGCCAAAATGGGGTTTGATGCATACTATATTAATTGGTTCAACACTTAAATTTTAATTATGAAATACATTTTATTATTTTTATTATTATTTCCATTCACAACACAAGCACAACAAGCATGTGTTAAAGTAGATACAGTATATGTAACTGCTAAATTAAAACAATTATCAACTAGAGATGTTCGTTTCGGTATTAAACAAACAGCAGATGAGCTATTAAGTGAAAAACACTGTCTATCAGATGTTGGTGAACCGATAGCAATTGAGATATTTTATATTGGAATGCCTTCATCATCACTACGTTTTGGAGGCGTGGGTACAGCCACTCAAACAACTGAAATAGGAATTAAATTACATTTTATGGGTAATGTATTAGAAGGTAAAGGTGCTTCAAGTACAGACGTTAGAACAGTGATGATTGAATTGCAAGATGGAAAAATACCATTTTCAAAAATGACCATATCCAACGCTATAAAACAAGCATTACAAGAAGCCATAGAAAAATTAGATTGACCGAAGTCCTTTGATTATATTTAATTATATAAAAAATTAAAGGTTATGCATATATTGATCGCACCAATCATATTTTTAGCAATTCTAATTTACGCTTACAACAAAGGAAAACAACAAAAATAAGGTTATGAATATAATATACAACTTAAACCCAGACACTGGGTTAATGAGATTGGAATTTAAAAAGAACCTATTTACAGCTCATGATTTCACCAGTGTAGATCGTCAAAAACAATTTGAGCAGTACATTTTACCTATGTTAGCAGCTAATAACAAATTAGTGTTAACAGGTAGTTTGTCTCTTAAATTATTAGGTTTTGAACCGATGGATGATATAATAGGTGATTTTGATCTCGGTTTAATAGATGAATTTACAGAAGAAGATTATAATATATTAAAGAATTTCTTTGGTTTAAGAGATACACATTCTGGTTATAATCAAGAGGAAATGATAGAAAAATCATCATTTGATCCTAAAGCACATATGTGGCAGTTTTCTAAAACATATAGTGAACCAGGAAACGATTATCCTGATTTAAATAGAGAAGTTTACTTCAAATTGGATATTTTCAATGATGAAATCATTAGATTAAAAGATACAATGACTATTTTTTATAATGATTTTGAAGTAAAATTAGTTCATCCAAGTATAACTTACAGTTATAGAATGAGATACGCTTTAGATATTAGATCAAGTGTCACATTTAAGTATTGGAAACGAATGGAAGCATTTATGGATAATGCTAAACTATATTATCATAATTTAAGAGCCATTCAAAAAATGTTAATGAGAGTAGAAGAACATAATGCGAATGTTAAAGATGATAAAGAAAAATTAGTAAGATTAAAAGAACTAATCTCAAGAAGAGATTATAATGCAAATAGTTTTATGGAAAAAATAATGGAGGTAGCAAATGAAGACAATAGCGATAGGGGATGTCCATGGTAATAATGTATGGAAAAAAATAGTTGAACATGAAAATGCAGATAAAGTAATTTTCATAGGTGATTACTTTGATTCATTTGAGATTCCACCTTCAGACCAAATAAATAACTTTTTAGATATTATTGAATATAAGAAATCAAGTGGTAAGGAAGTTATTATGTTAATCGGTAATCATGATTATCATTATATGAGAGGTATTGATGAAACATATTCAGGTTATAAAGCAGGTTATAGACCAGCAATTGAATTTTTATTAGAAGATAACAAACAACACTTACAAATGGCTTATCAAGATGGAGAATTTTTATTTAGCCACGCTGGTGTAAGTAGTGTATTTATGGATTTTGCTTTTAGTTATAAATGGAGAGTAGAAAATATTGCTGATGATTTAAATGAAATGTTTAAATATAAACCACTTACATTTGGTTTTGGTAAATTTAGAAATCCAGAATTTAATATAGATCCTTACGGTGATGATAAAGAACAATCTCCAATTTGGATTAGACCAAAATCATTAATGAGAGCAAATTATGATACATTAAGAAAAGAAGTTATTCAAGTTGTAGGACATACCCAAATAAAGGAAATGGACATTAAAGGTAAAGCAACAGGTAATAGATATTTTTTAATAGATTGTTTGGAGACATCAGGAGAATATCTTATTATTGAAGATGGAGTTGTAACAAATAATTCACACAGAAACTATGAATAATATAGAAGATCCAGATTATATAGAACGTAGAGACTACTTAGTCAATATAATACGTAAACAAAACTTTCTATGGGAACGTGGTTTAGGTGATGACAATTCATATCAAGGTAAACCTAGAGGTAGAAAACCAGCTCCATCAAAACGTATAGCAAATGTGGACCATTCCAAAAAACGAAATAGATATCAGGACTGGGATGATTGACCTCAGTTCTGATGTTATATTTAATATATGAAATTAAGCACCACATATAAACGTACAGTAAACGGAAAAATAGCAGAATGGACAATTGAAGTAGAAGGCAGTTGTTATAGAACAATATCAGGTTATACTGATGGAGTTAAAACAACTTCTGAATGGACTTGTTGTGAACCAAAAAATGTAGGTAAGAAAAATTCAACTACAGCTGAAGAACAAGCATTGGCTGAGGCAACGGCGATGCATCGTAAACGTATTGAACTAGGTTCATTTGAAGATATAAATGACATAGACAAACCAGTTCATTTCAAACCAATGTTGGCTCATGATTATGAAGACTATAAAGACAAAATTAGTTTTCCAATCTTTACTCAACCTAAATTAGATGGAGTAAGATGTATAGTAAGATCAGATGGTATGTGGTCTAGAAATGGTAAACAAATTATCTCTGCTCCCCACATATTTGATTCATTAAAATCATTATTTGAACAAGATCCACATTTAGTATTAGATGGAGAGTTATATGCTGATAAATTAGCTAATGACTTTAATAAAATTATTTCATTAGTTAGAAAATCAAAACCAACTAAAGACGATTTAAAGGAAAGTGCTGAAGTAATTCAATATCACATATACGACATACCAAGTGTTAGTGAAACATTTGTTAAACGTTTTCAAACACTAAATAAATTAATATTACCTGATTGTTGTGTTATTGTTAAAACAGAACAAATTGATAATGAAAATGATTTATCAGCTTATTATTCTGATTATATGACTGAAGGTTATGAAGGACAAATGCTTAGACTTGATTCACATTATGAGAATAAACGTTCAAAATCACTTTTAAAACATAAATCATTTACAGATGCTGATTTTACAATATTAGGTGTATTAGAAGGTAAAGGTAATTTAACAGGTAAAGTAGGTAAATTAATGTTTGAGATAGATGGTAAACCATTTGAATCAGCTGTTAACGGTACTTGGGAGTATTTAGAAGAGTTATTTAGTAAAAATGATTTAATAGGTAAAACAGCAACAGTAAAATATTTTGAATTAACTGAAGATGGATTACCACGTTTTCCTAAAGTAATTGAAATTAGAGATTATGAGTAGAAAAAAATCAAAAGACGAAAAACGAGAATGGTTTATAGTATATAGTGATTTAGGTTATTTTAGAGGCCTAAAGAGTGGAGGTAAATTAGATTGGTCACCACGTGAAGATGA